CACTGCAGCTGATTGCATTGCCGTCCGTTCGTTAACTGTCTTTCCACTGGTAGTGCTGCCAAACAGAAACGAAAATGCACTGCCAATACGATTTTTAGGCTTATCACGTGATCGAAATAGTCCTTTTATAAAACTCATGCATTTTTCCTCACTTTTTTATTTTTGATATTGACACTATACTTACTCCGTGTTATAGTGTGAGTATAATACATACACAAGTATGTCCGATAATAAATGAAAGGAATTGAAACTATGGATACTTCTCAAATCATCAAAATTATCAAGGAAGAACTCTCAGAAGCCGAGACACGCATTATACAAAGATTGAGTGCCGAAGAATCTTCACAATCGGAAGATACTGCTCCCTTAAAACCACTGCCAGAAAATGAAAACTACGCAAAAGCCCTAAAATCTTATCTTGCAGGGGGTACGCATTCCGGTACAGCAAAAGAACTTGGCGTAAGCATGGCGCAGGTCAAAAAATACTATACTTGGCTTGTTAAAAACGGCTATCTCCCAATTGAAAATGCTGAATTGTCGGAGGCCGAGCAGCGTGTCGTAGACTGCATTTACGGAAGGAAGATGTCCCTAAGGGAGACTGCTCGAGAACTTGGGTGTTCTGTAAGCAACGTAACATACCGCCGAGATAGCGCTCTTCGCAAAGGCTATGTGCCAAAGAATGCAAAGTAATCACAGAATTATTAACCCCCTCTCGTTATACACAGACTCGCCGCTACTTCCATGTCCACAACGAATGGCGCGGTCAAGTGCCATAATGGTTGCTACCGCGCCATCTATTCTTTCTGTACTCTTCTCCTTATCTGGCTTTATGTTTCCTGCCGGATCGGTCTTAATGTAGATGTTATCCATCATCCAGCGGAGTACAGGATGGCCGCCGTGAGCGATTTTCTGCTCAAGTGTCAGTTTCATTAGTTCCTTGGTAGGTGGAGACATATCTTTAAAGCCCTGTCCGAAAGGAACGACTGTAAACCCGAGACCCTCAAGGTTCTGTGTCATCTGAACAGCTCCCCATCGGTCAAAGGCAATTTCTCGGATGTTATACTTCATTCCGAGTTGCTCAATAAAGCTTTCAATAAAGACGTAATGCACAACATTTCCTTCCGTCGTCATAAGATGTCCCTGTTTTACCCAGAGGTCGTATTGGACATGGTCACGACGTACCCGGAGATCAATGTTGTCCTCCGGCATCCAGAAAAATGGGAGTATCTCATACTTGTCCTCCTCGTTCTGTGGCGGGAATACCAGCACGAAAGCTGTTATGTCCGTTGTAGAGGAAAGATCAAGTCCACCATAACATACCCGTCCTTCTAGTCTGTCAGCATCAACCGGGAATGCGCAGGCATCCCACTTTGCCATTGGCATCCAACGTACGGCTTGTTTGACCCATTGATTAAGTCGAAGCTGTCTGAAGCTGTTTTCTTCGGCTGGATTTTGCTTTGCACTCTCACAAGCAGCCCGAACCTTATCAATTCCAACCGTTATTCCAAGGGAAGGATTCGCTTTCCTCCATACTTTTGGATCAGTCCAATCATCATCTTCCTTTGCGCCATAGATCACGGGATAGAAAGTAGGATCATGTTTTCTTCCCTCTAAAATGTCCAGCGCCTTCTGGTGTGTTTCGTAGCAAATGCTCTGTGTATCTGATCCTGCAGTGGTTATGAGGAAATATAGCGGCTGCATTCTTGCATCACCAGAACCCTTTGTCATGACGTCAAACAATTTCCTGTTAGGCTGGGTATGCAGTTCGTCAAACACCACACCGTGGATGTTGAAGCCGTGCTTGGAATAAGCCTCAGCTGACAGCACCTGATAGAAGCTGTTGGTTGGAAGATATATCAGTCGCTTTGTTGAAGCCAGTATCTTTACACGCCGGGAAAGTGCAGGACACATTCGTACCATGTCGGCTGCTACTTCAAAAACAATAGAAGCCTGCTGTCGATCAGCTGCACAGCCGTATACTTCGGCACGTTCTTCGCCGTCACCGCAGGTCAGTAAAAGAGCAATAGCTGCAGCAAGCTCTGATTTGCCTTGCTTCTTTGGAATCTCCACATATGCAGTATTGAACTGACGGTAACCATTAGGCTTAAGAATGCCGAATATGTCACGGACTATCTGCTCTTGCCAGTCAATTAGCTCAAAAGGTTTACCTGCCCAGGAGCCTTTCGTATGGGAAAGAGCCTGTATAAAAGAAACCGCATAGTCTGCGGCATCTTTATCATAATAAGAGCCTTCGGCCATGAAGGCGGTTGGCTTGTATTTCTTTAATTTACGCATAGGCGCCGCCTCCTTTATAAAAATAGGCAAAAGGAAAGAGCCTCCGCAGAAGCCCTTTGCTTTTACCTATTTCTTCTTTTATTCTGCTTCTTGCGTTTCACCTGTTAAAATGAAACGACAATATTCAGCTTTGTGATCAATGAGGTAAGCTACCAGTTCGTAGTAGCCACGCTCATTGGCCTCATATTGTACACGATTCACATCAAACATATTTGTAATGCCACTATCTCGTATAGCGAGGATTTGCTCCTTTATTTTTTCAGTCATCAGTGGGTACCTCTTTCTCCACAGAGTCAATGGTGGCCTGGCGCAGGATATCCGAGTCAAAGCCCGCGTCCTTGTAGCCTTCCAAAATAGTGGTATAGTAATAGCAACTTGGCTGGCCAAGCGGTCTACCCTCGTTCATCACATACATCATAGCTTTGACATTCTTGCCTCCCAGTTTTACCTTTACCGTTTCCTTTCGGTAAAGAAAGGGCCAGCCTTCATAGCGGTCGAGCGCAGCCTCGTCTGCAGAAGTCAGTTCCCAAACCAGTACAGGGACGCTGCCGCCCTTAAAGGGTTCTACTGTCGCCACCGCACCCGCATGTGCGCCCCGGAATAGGAGCCGCCAATCTTTCAGCATGCTGGTACCCACTACCTTTGCTGTGGGGCACCGGTTTGCCATTTGCTTTATGTTAAGGTTTGAGCCGTAGGCAATGTACAGTTTTTTATCCATTATTCTTTGTATCCTCCTTCTTGAGCTTAGGTTTCTCGGACGGTTCAGGCCGCCCGAAATCGCCATGCCGCCGAACCGTTCAAGTGTGCTGTCAGGTGTTCGCGGCAGTTTGCAAACTCCTCACCGATAAAGCCAATGCGGTTCAAGTAAGTACGCATTGCGAACTTTTCGTTCTCTGTCTGCGGCTTCTTTGCTGAAGCACATTTTTGTGTTAGCGCCTGATGGTTAAGGGCTAAGGCTAAAACCACATAGCTTCTTATCTTGCCAGCATGTAGCTCACTGTTAAACCCCCTAAGCTCTACTGTGTGATTACCGGTGAAAAAGCTGTGTAAGTTCAGGAAGTGGTAGCGGCTGTTGTGATAATGCCTGTCGCGGCTTTCACTGTAGCCTTCGTACCAAATTTCCTCAATCGCTCGCATGGTTTTAGGCTTGCGACGGTTCATTTTATCGACCAGTATGCTGTCCATCTTCTTGCAATAATTCATCCTCTCTGGCGCTATTTGAAGTGCCTTGTAAAAGAGGTCATTCTTGCTGGCGATGATGTTAATAAAGTTTCGGATGCTCCTTGGTGTGTGGTTGGAACCGTCGAGGTGAATGTGTATACCGCAGGAAGCATTTGCAAAAGCCCCAGCTTTTCTCAACCGTCTGACTAATTCCTGCAGGCATTCTATGTCCTCCCGGTAGGTGAGGATGGGGCTTACCAGTTCCACACTGTATTCGCGAGTAGCCGCTACCTTTTGACGTCCGCTTCGCTTTTGGCATGAGATACTTCCATCACTCATTAGCTTCCAAACTCGTCCATCCGGCGCTATGACCTTCTTTGTGTCGTAATAATCGCCTACGCTGGTTATTGTCCCACCGAAGTATTCAGCAGTGACTCTTGCTGCTTCGCTTCTCGTAATACCTGTAAATTCAATTTCTATTCCAAATCTGCTTGTCAACACCTTGATTTTCCTCCTGTACTTGTATGCTTTGTGCCTTTCGGCATGTACATATATCACTCTAAAAGGCTTATATAGCAAGCAATATTCAGGAGAAAAAACACACAAATATATGGGTAGGGGAGCCCGTACTTAGCCTAATCCTTTACAGCTTTTTCACTAAATCCTCACCATACACGACACCAAGGCTTGAACCTCTATCCCAAGTACAGAATATCGTACCCGTATCATCCACGAAGTCCACTGTACCTTTGTCTCCGGGTCTCAATTTGGAGTACTGGTCATTCATCCGTACCAATTCAACACGAGTTCCAGCCGGGTATTGCTTTCGTAGTCTCTCCACAGTCTCCTTTGAAGGGAACTTATTCATAATCTGATACCTCCGTCACTTTGGCTGGAGCACCATTCTTAAATGCGCTATTGCCAGATAGGTTTCTGAGCAGGATTTTTCGCGCAGTTTTATACTCGTCGCCCACAAAGCCCAATCTTATCAAGAACACTCGAAAAGCGAACTTTTCATTCTCAACAGGTTTATCCTTAGCAGTCACGCGGTGCTGTTCCTTTGCAGCTGCACAAAGGGCACCAATGAAGCGAGAGTAAGCAGAAAGCTCCTCTGGCTCAATCCCGAAGCGGAACCATGGAAACCTAATTGTTGTTTCTGTCCGCTCGATAGGCAGCTTATCAACTCCGATTGCCTTTTTAATGAGAGACTCTTTGCTAGCAATGAGCCGTTCCAGATTCTCCAGTGCTGAGTCGGTAAACCCATCAAGCGGCATTTCTATCGTAAGCGTGCCACACATTTCACCGGTGCCTGCTTCGTCAATTTCGTAGTTAAAGCCGAATTCCAGAAGTTTTTTCAGTAAGTTCTGGATGGTAATCTCGTCCGTGCGATCATCCCATGAAAGAGTCCCATCCTTGCTGATGTTGATATTGCCTACAACATAGGCAAAGCTCGGTGCACCTTTATAAACAGGTTCAAAGCCGAGGGCTTCTCCTATTGCCTTGACGAGTGTTTTTCTTGCCTCGCCGGATACATTGAATCTTGCTTTCATTTTCATTAGCCTCCTTAGCTTTTTTGGTGATTACATATATCACTCTAAAGCTGTGGAATAGCAAGCAATATTAGCAGGGA